GCTGCGCTGTTCACTCAGATGGAGCTGAAGGACGTGGACCCGCGTAACGATGGCGTGATCCTGACCATGGGTCCGGCAGAGTTCTACACCCTGGCCCAGGCCGAGCAGCTCATCAACACCACCTACACCACCGCTGAAGGCAACTCGCTCCAGAACACCTGGGTGCTGAAGGCTTACGGCGTGCCGGTAGTGTCGAGCAACAACTTCGTCGGTGGCAAGACCATCACCGGCTCCCTGCTGTCCAATACCGCCAACGGCAACGCCTTCGATGGCGACTTCTCCAAGGTCGTCATGGCCGCGTTCTCGCCGCAGGCTCTGCTGGCTGCCGAGCTGGAGTCGCTGCAATCGGACGTGTTCTTCGATAAGGTCTCGAAGCACTGGTTCGCGGACTCGTGGCAAGCCTACGGCCTGACCAACGACCGCAACGAGTATTCGGGCGTCGTCGTCCTGCCGTAATACCCACCAACCAACTGGCCTCACCTTCGGGTGGGGCCTTTTGCGGGAGATTATATGCCGTTCCTTACTGAACTGGATGTCGTCAACGAGTGCCTCGGCACCATGGGCGAGCTACCGCAGAACGCACTGGATGATGACCACGACCTGATCGCCGCCGCACGGCGCGCATTCAAGACGGTCAACCTGCGCGAGCAAGCGCGGGAGTGGTGGTACAACTCGGAGACCGTGACCCTGCAACGGGACAATGACGGCTACGTGTTCGTCCCCGGTGATGCCATCCGCGCTGATCCGCAAGACCCTTACAAGCATCTGGTGCAACGCGGTCGCCGCCTGTACGACCCGACCAAGGCCACCTACAAGCTCGACTACGATTCGATCCCGGTGTACCTCGTGCGCCTAGTGGACTTCGAAGACTTGCCCCCGAGTGCGCAGATTGTCGTATCCATCGCCACACAGCTCAAGTTCATGGCTTCCTATGACTCCGATCAGGTGAAGTATCGCCAGCTCGTAGCCGACTATCAGGAAGCCTACACCATCATGAACGCGGAGCACATCCGCAACAGTGATACCAACATGCTCAACAACCCGAGTGTCCGCACTAAGCTTCTGCAAATCCGGGGCTACCGTGGTCGCGGCTTGGGTACGCCGAGCTACACAGGAGATTAACACATGACCCGAGTATCGGATTCATACGCAAGCGTAGTACGTGGTGTCTCTGAACAGGTGCCACAGGACCGGCACTCGGGACAGGTGTACGCTCAGGACAACCTGATCCCCGACCCGGTGCGGGGCTTGGCTCGTCGCCACGGCTCCCTATGCCTGGACGAGAAGCAGCACGACACCTACAATTTGAGCCGCTGGCTGGATGCACTGGCAGACACCACCGGCCACAAGGTCTTCCCATTCCAGTGCCAAGGAAAAGAATACGACCTGATCTACCGCGCTACCAAAGTCGCGGTACCCTCGGGCCTGGACAGCTACTTCATGTGGTGCTTTGACCGCACCGGCAGCAAATTCATCCCCGTTGTCGCCAGCGCTGACACCCTGATTACTGCCCTACGCAGTGGGGGCGTGTCGGCCCTGGTGAACCTTGGTCGCTTCGTTATGGTGGCTGGCAACACCGTGGTCCCCACCTTCTCTGGCGTGGACGCCTGGGCTAACACCAAGCAGTTCCTTGCGGCCTGGGTGCGAGGCGGTGCATACAGCCGCACCTACACCCTGCGCTGCACGCGGCAGAGCGGGGCTATCTTTGACATCACCTACACCACTCCCAGCTCCTCGTATCAGGGGACGCTGAACACCTCGGACATCCCGTCCAACGCCACCGATTACACGAAGCAGGTCAATGATCGTGTGAACGCATACAACAGCGCAGTGACCGCATGGATCGGTACCGCCGCTGCTGGCATCGTTCCACGCAACATCGCCAACAACCTAGCTGCAAACCTCAATGCGTATTGGGGTTCCGGTATCTCTGGCGCGGTGGATAGCACTATCGTCATCAACACCTCTGGCACCTCAGACCCTATCGTGGAAGTCACCTGCTACGATGGTGGCGACAACTCCCTGTTCCGTGCAGTTGGTAATGTGGTCAGCGCAGCCGATCAGGTCAGCACTATCCACATGGTCGGCAAGGTCATCAAGGTGCGCCCGAAGAAATCGGACGACAGCGACAGCTACTACCTCAAGGCGATCCCCAAGTCCACCGGAGCTACAGGCTGGACTGAGGTTACGTGGCAAGAGGCAGCAGGTTACGTGAGCACCCCGTCCAACCTGTTCGCCTACGCCACGGTGTACAATGACCAGTTCATGATTAGTGGCACGCCTGCTGGGCTGAACACGCTGACTGGTGGAGCGATCACAACGCCAACGCCTGTGGCCTCCGCTGTTGGGGATCGCAGCTCTGCACCAATCCCAGCCTTCATCGCCAATCGCATCGACTACCTGGGAATGTTCCAGGACCGCCTAGCCATCGGCTACGGCGCGACGATGTTCTTCTCGCGCACTGGCGACTACCTGAACTTCTTCCGGCAGTCAGTCCTAGCGGTGGATGCCGACGACCCTATCGAACTGTTCGCCCTCGGTGCAGAAGACGACACCATCCGCTACACCACTACGTATGACCGCAACCTCCTGATCTTCGGGAAGAAGCACCAGTACGTGATTAGCGGGCGGCAGCCTATGACACCGCAGAACGCCTCCATCGTTGTGCAGTCCTCGCATGAGGATGCTGTCGATGCACCTCCGCGCAACTCGGGCAACTACGTGTTCTATTCGAAGTACCGCAACGGGAAGGCCAGTATGCACCAAGTGCAGATCGGTCAGCTTGTTGATACACCTGAGTCGTATGAGGTGAGTAAGCAGCTCGACACGTTCTTGCAAGGTAAGCCCGCACAGATCGTAGCGGTCACGTCACCCAACGTTGTGATGTTGCGCACGGAGAGCAATCGGCAGTCCTTGTACACCTACTCCTACCTCGACACCGCAGCCGGGTCAGAACGTCTGTTCGACGCTTGGGCGCGCTGGACGTGGGCAGAGCAGGTTGGGTACCTTGTGGGACTATCCCAGCATGACGGGGACATCCTGGCCTACATGCTACGCCGCGACACCGTGAGCGGTAAGGTGTTCATCGGGGCCGAACGGTTTGTGTTGGACACTGAGCTGTCTGATCGGCCCTATCTCGACTCGCTCCGCAACTACGCGACTGACACTTTCCCGCGAACCGCAAAGACCACAACCTACGATACCGCAGGGCTGGAAGCAGCGGTCGATAACACCCACCCGTACTTCCTGTTCGGCAGCGAAGGTGGGTCGGAGGCAGCAGTTGCGGCATTCACCACGCAGAACAGCGTCCCCCAGGCGTCGATGTGGCGTGGCTGGCAGTACGATGCGTATGTCACGCCGACCAACGAGTACGTGAAGGACCGCAACGGCAAGGCCATCGTGAATGGTCGCCTGACCTACACCAGCATCCTCGTGTCGATTGCCAACTCTTCGGCTATGAAGGTGACGGTCACTACCCGCAACGGCACTTCCGTCCCCACGGACTTCACTGGACGTTTGGTGGGCCGCGCCAGCAACATGGTGGGCCGAGTGCCCATCATTTCCACCGCTGTGTCGGCAGTGATCGGGCGCGAGGTACGCGACTTCACGTACACACTGTCCGCTAAGTCGTGGCTCCCGCTGACCATTACCGCTATCGAGTGGAAGGGCCAGTATTTCAACAACACTCGTCGGATGTAAGGAGGTAGTATGGGATCAGCATTATCCCTGCTGACCGCTGACAGCCAGCACAAGATTGCACAATCGAAGATCGACGCACAGCGGACGCTGATTGCATCGAACAACGAGAAGGAAGCGGCCACCACGTCGCTTGCCCGGTTCAATCAGTCGCTGGCGAATCAGCGTAAGTTGCAGGCCGGTGGCGCGAACTACAACGCGGCCACCATCAACCTTGCAGCAAAGGCAGACGCCAACACCACCGGCAACTTCCAACAGAAGATCGCAGACGCAGAAGCTCTCGGGACCGCAGTGGTCTCGGCGGCGGCTGCGGGCGTGGGCGGCTCCAGTGTGGACACGTACCAGCGCACGATGCAGTTGCGCCAGTCGATCAACGAGGAGTCCCGTAAGCGCGCCCAGGATGCGGCCCAGGTGAACGGGGCGGAGTCTCGTGCAGCAATCATCACGGACACCGTTGCCCAGCTCGATAACACGCAGTACACCGCGAACATCGATTACACCCAGCTCATCGATCACCGCGAGCAGAAGAACGTCTTCGGTGCATTCGTAGCCGCAGCAGTCGCCACCTACTTCGGTGGGCCGCAGGCGGGGCAGGCGGTGCTAGATGTGGCCGATGCGGGTGGCAAGTTGCAGAACAACGACCAAGCAGGCGCAAGCCAGCGGCTGTCGTCGGCAGGCGCAAACGCCATGGCCGGTCTGCAGTATTGGTCCGCGAAGAACGCGGGCAACGACACGAAGGTCACGGACAATACGAACGTGGCCCAGGGTCTGCAACTCAAGAGCAGCGGGCAAACCTCGTCCGGCTTTTGGGGCCAAGGCGGTAGCGAAGGCTACCGTGGTTACAGTCTATACTAGGAGGCCACATGGCTGAAAGCACTTCCGGGGGTTCCTCCGGGTATGAGTTCCGGGGCGATGCCCCTAACGTTGCGCTCGATGTGGCGCAGCGCCAAGCAGTAGCCGCTACCTCCAGCGGTGCTTCAGGTGCCTCCGGTATGGTGGGTGGTAACTTCCGCACCGGGGTAATCAATCCTGATGTGGCACCCACCGTAGGCTGGGGCCAAGCTGGGCAGGCGATCAACAGCATCATGGACCGCAAGCTGCAAGAGGTGCAGAAGCAGAAGTTTTGGGATGGCGTGGTTGCAGCCCGCGAGGGCCAAGCAATTGGTGACATCGTGGACAGCGACAGCCCCCTGTCCAAAATCTTCGGCCCCTCTGCCTTTGTGCAGGGCGCGCAGTTCTACAAGTCCCAGGAGGGTATGGCGAATTACAACCAGTCGTTGGTTGAGAACGCCGAAGAGTTCGCACGTCTACCGAAGGATCAGCTTGGCAAGCGCCTGAATCAAGAAGCCAGCAAGTATGAAACGGGCGATCCGACCACCGACGCGCTGATGCACCAGATGATGGTGGAGCAGACGGCCACCGGCCTCGCCACTGTCAACAAAACTCGCTACGCGCTGGCGCAGCGCGACGCCTCAGTGGCGTACTCAAGCAACTTCGATGCGCAGGCCGCAGGTTTGCAGAAGGTAGCTGCGCTGAAACCCTCTGGTGTGGTCAGTGAAGACGACATCATCGCGCAGAAGCGTTTGATGGTGGAAGCCCTGAAGCCTCCGGTGGGTATGAACACGGAGACCTATCAAGCGCTGCTGCCCCGAGTAGCAGTTGCGCAGGCAGATAAAGGCAACTTCCATGCAGTCAACCTAATGCTGGAGTCCGGCGCTCTGGACTTCATGCAGCCCGAAGCCCGCGTAAAGCTGGAAGAACGCATCGACCGGCAGGGCAAGCAGAACGCAGAGCAGTACCGATTCAGCAAAGCGCGGGAGTACAGCGACATCATCGCCGCTACCAATGCAGGTGCCATGACTCCGCAGGAGGCAGAGGCGCGCATGAAGGCGATGCAGGACGAGTACACAGCAAAGACAGGCAATAAGAACCCGCTCGTGCCATACAAAGAAGCTGAAGGCATCTTCGTGTCAGGCCGTACAGCAATGTGGAACGCCATGAAGGCTAACCTCACCGCTGCGCAGTCAGCGGCAAAGGCCGCAGCTACCCAGGCAGAGAAGGATGCAGCAGAGGCACGCACCGCAGAGCAGGTCAGCACCTCAATCAGCCTCGGGTTAGCGGGCAACCTGCGCGCTATGGGCGTGCCGAGTGAGAAGGTGGAGGCATCCTGGCAGAAGGCAGTCAGTCAGATGGCCCCGGAAGCTCGGGATCAGATGCTGATCGATAACTACCGCAACTCCAAGTATGTCAACCAGACCACCGCGAACTCCATGCAGATGGTATTCCGGGCGAACACCACGGGCGACTACTCGCCAGCGGCGGAACAGCTTTACACGGACTACAAGCGCATGACTCAGACTCCAGACGGCCTCGCTACCGTGGCCGCGTACATGGAGCCGGACCAGCTCGTGCGTATGCAGCGCTTTGACACACTGCGTACCAGCGGTCTGGATGGTGCTGTGGCCTACAAGATGGCCTTCCACGACCCGCTGACCGACGCAGTGGACTGGACGAAGACTCACGGCATGGACAAGGAGATCGTTCGGGTCATCAAGGACAACTACACCTCGTGGTTCCCCTCGGATGCTGCCCTGGATGAGGGGTCGCAGCGGCTGGTTGCCAACCTGATTAACAAACAGGTGGGTGCCGCGCTTCAGAACACGAACCTGTCACCCGAACAGGCAGCCCGACAGACCCTACACCGACTCAAGGCCAACGGCCTGGAGACTTTCGGTGGGGCGGCGTGGTGGCGTGAGCAGAATCAGCGCCCGTTGAACGAGCTCATCATCGGGCCTGATGGCCGCAAGGCTCGTGAGGAGGGCAAAGACTTCAACTACAACGCAGTGCCCCCCGAGGCGCTCAACGCAATGATGGGCGGCTACGTCAAAGACCAGTTCAAGCAGCACAAACTGGATGCGGACAACTGGCAAATCTTCCGATTGGCCGATGTTCGTGGTGTAGCGCAGCTCGTGGTACAAGGCTACAATAAGCAGGGCGCTCCGCTGCCTCCGATCCAGTTCAGTTCGGATGACCTCAGCACCGCCTATGAACGAAACCTGAAGTCCAAGGACTACAGCCCTGGTATGGGTCCGGCGAATACCTTCTTGACGAAGGAACGCAGTGACGCCGCCGCCAAGGCATACGCCCAAGGATGGAATAAATAAGGAACCCTAATGGCTAACAACCAAATCGCAGCCTTCAAGGCGCAGTATCAAGACGCCGCAGACCATGCAGGCGCGCAACTCGGCGTCAGCCCGGATGTGTTGTTGGCCCAATGGGGCCAGGAGACCGGGTGGGGCAAGTCTGTCATCCCCGGTACCAACAACCTGGGCAACATCAAGGACTTTTCCGGTGGTGGCGTGGCCGCTAAAGACAACGCTACCGGCTCCACGGATAAGTACCGGCAGTACGCGGACTCCCAGGCGTTCGCCGCAGACTACGCATCCCTGATCCGCCGCAAGTATCCTGCGGCTGTGGGTGCCGGGGAAGACCCTGTGGCCTTCGCAACTGCCCTGAAGGGCGGTGGCTACGCCGAAGACCCGAACTACGTGCAGAACATCGCCCGCACCTTCACATCCCTGACCGGCAAACAGGTCGCAGTCCCAGCAGGGCAGGTCGTATCTGACCGCCCCATGGTCCCTCATGCGGATGCAGCTACAGAACGCTCCACCTGGGAGGACACCGCCATGGCTATCCGGGCCGAGAAGCCCGCAAAGCAGCCGAAGGAGGTGTTCACACCGCAGGAGAAATTCGCAGTTGACCAGCAGGCCGCTATGGCAGCCCGTGCAGGTGCCAGCACTGAGCAGATCGTGCAGGCAACCAAGCAGGCACAGGAAGTCGCCCCCGCTCTGGTGGCTTTGGACACTGCAACCGCAGCGAATCGCACCGAGCTGGACTTCAGCCCGGACCAGCCTATCGCCCGGCTGCGCGCCAGCTCGGATAAGGTGGCAGAGCAGGTCAAGATCGATGACGCGGCCCCCATCGGCCCGAAGATCGCTGCGGCTATCCGCTTGAATGGTACCTTCCAGGCCATCCGGGACGCATATGACCGTATGCACGCCCCACGTACCGAGGGATTTAAGCTCTCAGACCATTGGGACAGCTACTTGGCTGGCCGCACCTGGGAAGAACAGCAGCAGATCATGGAGAACGCAAAGTCTGACGAGGCCGTGCAGCAGGAGCTGAACATTCTGGACCGTGAGCGCCGAGATCAGCGCACCTTGATGCAGGGAAGCACCGCCACGGGCATCGGGCTGTCCCTGGCCGCAGGTCTGACAGACGTTCCAAGCATGTTGATGTTCGCAGGCGTAGGCAAAGTGGCCCAACTGGCCGGTGTAGGTGCTCGCGCCTTCGCCGCCGCTGGCCGTCCTGTGGCCGCAGTCCTATCCTCGGGTGCGGAAGCTGCCGCTGGTGGCCTGTTACTGGATGCTTCCCTGGATGCAGCCGGTAAGCACTACACCCTGAACGACTATGCGCGCTCCGCTGGCCTCAACCTGGGCATGGGCCTGGGATTTGGCCTGCTGCACGTCAAGCCCGCCCTGGCCGCAGAGTCCCGCACCATCATGCAGGAAGCGCACACCCTCCGCATGGAAGACGAAGCGGCCCTGTGGTCGCAAGCACAGAAGAACCTCGGCCCCTCCGCGAACGAGGGCCAGCTCCGCGCTGAGGTTGACCGCATCCAGGGTGAACAGATCGCCGACATTGAGCGTATCGCTCTGGCTCCGGTGGCAGAGGAACGCCGCCTGCTCCCGCAAGGTGAGTTCCCTACCCGCTCACCAGAAGTAGTAGCAGCGTTGGAGCAGCGCTACGGTGTACAGAACATCCCGGACCCGGCGGAACGTGCGCTGGCAGTGGAGAACTACCTCGGTGCAGAGCGCATCCTGAACCACGCCAAGGTCGATGAGAGCCGTGTCAGCCGCTTCTCCAAGATGGTCGGCATGGAATCCACCTCGCAGACCTTCTTGACCTCCAAGAATCCGCTGATGCAGGCGCTGGGAATTACCCTGCTGGAGTCCGGTGCGGGCCTGGGAGGTCGCGGTACCACTGCATCGCTGGCACGACACATGAACTACAAGCGATTCCTGGGCGACTTCAACAACGACTACGAGAAAGCCTACATGGCATGGTCTCGCAGCGAGCGTGGTGCCAACTTCTGGACCGACGCCACCAGTGACGCCAATCGCAAGGCGTTCAATGACGCGGTTATGGAGGCCATTGAGGACTTCCACTTCACGGGTGGACCGCAGCGCCAGCTCCATCCAGCTATCGCAGCCGCTATGCGCTCGGTGGCAGACCGCATGGACTTGATGCGTAAGGCCATGCAGGACGTGGGGACCACCGGCGCAGCCCGCCTTGGTGAGTCCTCGGCTGGCTACATCACCCGTGTGGTGTCCGCAGAGAAGGTCCGCGCCCTGTCCAATGGCAAGAAGTCCGCCATCGTGGACATCCTGGCCCAGCAGTTCCGCGAACTGAACGGGTATGACCGTGAGTTCGCCTTGCAGCACGCCCGGAAGTACCTCGACATCGCCAATCAGCGCGCCTTGAACGGACACGAAATGCCGCTGTCGATCCACGACGAGCGCTCCGCAGGGATTGTGGTAGATGCCATGCGCGCCAACGGTGCCACCGAGGAGGACATCCAGCTAGTCCTGGGCAAACTGTCCCGAGGTGGTGCCAACTTCACCAAGGGCCGCGCAGAACTGTCCCTGAACACGCCCTACAATCTGGAGGGTGAGGTGTTCCGTCTGCGTGACATCGTGGATAATGACGTGCCTGCCCTGGTACGCCGCTACGTGGCCCGTGCAGCCGGTGAAGTAGCCCTCACGCAGTTCGGTATCCAAGGCCGAGCTGGCTTGCAGCAGCTCCGTAATGCTTTGACTCATGGCCCGGACGGCATGAAGATCACGGAGAAGGAAATGCAGGCGTTCGATCAGATCGCCGCCGAGTTCCTGGGAGACCAGTTCGGCTCTCGTGTTAAGGCAGTGGACAACGCCCTGGCAGTTACGTCCATCCTGCGCCTGGGTGGCATGGGTATCACTCAGCTTGCGGAGTCCCTGAACGCCATGTCGGCGCTGGGCCTGGGGCGCACCTTGCAATCCGTAGCGGGTCTGCCCCGCCTCATCCGTGAGGCCCACATCCAATCCCGCTCTGGTGTCTCGAAGAACCCGATCCTCCGCAGCATTGAGGCGGTGGGCGGAGAGCTTGGCCTGGATCATTACCGCACTCATGTGCCGATGATCTCCAACGAGGCGCTAGCCCGCGAGGCAGGCATGGAGACGTACACCAAACTGGACCGCGCTATCCGTAGCGGCCAGAACATCCAAGCGAAGATCAGCTTCCACCAAGCGATCAACACCGCCCAGGTGCGCGGGATGTCAGAGCAGATCGTCCACAAGGCGATGCGCTATCTGAAGAGTGGTGCAGAGGATGCCGCCCTGGCGGACATGGGGTTCACTCCCGAGTTGATGCAGGCGCTGCGCAAAGACCTGAACAAGATCGCCCGGTTTGAAGGCGACCGCTTGGTGGAGCTGGACATCACCAAGGCCACCGATGCAGCCGCTGCCCGCGACTTTGTGCAGGCCGTGAATCGTGGCGCAAGCCAGATCATCCAAGGCACCTTCATTGGTGAGACGGGCAAGTGGGCGCACAGCTCTTTCCTGAAGATGCTGACGCAATTCCGCACCTTCGGCCTGATCTCGGTAGAGAAGCAATGGAACCGTCAGGCAGGCGTCCACGGGGCCGCTAAGGCGCTCGGCTACATGCTTGGTGCAATGTCCTTCGCCATCCCGATCCAGGCCGCACGGGTCCAACTGGCGACCCTGGGCATGAGCCGCTACGATGCCGAGAAGTATTCGGAGAAGCAGCTTGCTCCCTTCGCTCTGGTCAAGGGCAGCATGAACTACATCAGCGGCCTGGGCATGGCCCCGGACTTCTTTGACGCCCTCTCTATCCCAACGGGTATGGATGGCGACAATGGCCGTGGTGTGTCCGGGGACATCGGGCGCATCGTTCCCGCCGCTGGTATGGCAAATGACGTGCTCAAGGCCGGTAAAGCCCTGGGCCGACTGTCCCCTGCCAACGATGCACCCGCGCCTGACCT